ACAGCCTTAACTTTGCCGTCTTTTAGCACCTCGGTTATAATGTACCGATCTCTCGAAGCCCCTGCGATTTCCATTCCAACTTTAGCGTTCTTAGGGGTAACAACTGTTTTAGTTACCATTCTATCGTTCGCTATATTGTAAGATTTTGTCTTTTCTATCGGCAGCCCCATATCAAGTTTCTCAATCTTGCCGCCAGTTAGCTTTTTAACAATGTTAGCCACTTGCTTATCGTACAGGTTTGAAGCCCACTCACCGCCAAATTTCAAGCCCTCGCCTGATAGCGTTCCTTTAGGTTTAGACATGATTGAATCTGCTAGACCTTTGCCAAGTGCTTCATTGAGTGGCTTGTCTCTGAAGCTAGGTATGTCGCTGCTTCTAATGACCCCTGACTCGTCTAAGAAGAATTGCTTAGGGTTGCCGCCCTCTGCCAGCCTCAGCGTTACGTCTTTACCGCCACGATCTGCTGCCTTCCATTTCACGTTATCTAGCTGCGTCGTCAAATTATACCTTGCACTTGTCTGCTCTCCGTTAATCCAAGCAAAGTAATCTGCGTTAGAGTCTACGGCCTCTTTTAATGCTCGTTTTACACTAGGCTCTTGCCACTTGTTTCCTTTAACTAGGGGGTGGCTTGGGACGCCCCCGAAGTCCTTGGTTTCGTCATATATTGTCTTGCTTAACTCTGCTATTCTTTCATAATCCTTGTTTTTGTAATCCACATCCATCCTATCTATCGCTTCGTCTAACCGCCTATAATACTCCCCAGAAGCACCTTCTATTTCCTCACCATACTTTTTAAGGATTAATTCTGCTTCTGCCTTTTCCGCACTAACATCTTTCTGAAACCCCTTATTCCTCCCCTCCCTAGCCCAATCACTCTGTACTTCTTCCATAAATGCAACCTTCTTGCCTTTGTAGGTTCTTTCGTTCATTCTAAGGTGAGAGATTACGTTTGGTTCTTCCCAGTGGGAGGATCTGAACACGCTCTTATCCGTAGCCCCTACGTCTATTTTCCCAGTTCTCAAGTCCCTATCAAACTCGTTTCTTGCCTCTGTTGACGTAGCCGCATCATCATAAACGAACTTCCTGCCATCTTCTATTTTTACATCCCAGCCTCCATCTGGATTTTGGACAACCTCCTTGATGCTATTCTTGGTTAATACGCCCCCTTCTGTTGGTGCTTTAATCAATATCTCTTTGTAGTTTTTCCCTTCTGGTAGTTGGTAGTCTGAGTATTTGGTAGGTGGCACAAGGTGATCTGAAGTAAATTTATCGAAGAAATCAAATTCTTCTTTTTTAAATATTTTAATTGCATTACCTGTGTCGTTAATACCGTAAATTATAACTTGTTCACCCCTGCCGTTCGCTTCTGATAGAAACTTTTTCGCTTCCTCTGCGTTCATTATTTTACGATCTGCCGTACCTTTTACCGTTTCCTCCAACCCTTTCAACTCAGGAGCAAACTCTTTAGCCTCACTTGAAATGGAATTACCCTTAATGTTCTGAAACTGGTTCTTAGATACAACGTACGTTTCACCGTCTTGCAGCAGGATCTTGTTACCCTTCAACTCATACGGGGTTAAAACCTCCCCTTCTGGGATTTCTACCTTATTGCCGTAAATATCTTTAGCTGGTACGTCCCTTTTAAGTTGAATGTCAGGGTGGGTTTTCATTATGTCGTCAGCCGACATGCCTTTCGTACTTCTAAAAATACCCTGCAATTCCTCTACATTACTAAAACCTTTTACTTCGAGAGTGGCACTTTTGGCAGCTCCCGCCTTTTTAAAATCGGAGGGGGTATCACCAAACTCTTCTAAAAGTTCATCAAGAAACTTACCGATCTTGCTTTCGTCAGTTGTCTTTTCTAATTTCTGAAGTGTCTTGAGGTTCTTTTTCAATGCGTTCTGCATATCTAATGAGTTCATTGTTTTACGGCCTAAATTACTTTGCACTCCTAGTCTTTGCAGGAATGCAGGCAACGAACCGAACGACAACTTCTCTAGTAAAATCGCAGTACCCCGACCTAGTTTAGCCCCCACGCCTCGCTTCTTAGTCTTTTGGACAAGGTTCTGAACCTTTATCTCCATCTTCTTTAATAGTTGCTCGGTGTTAATCAGGTCCGACATTTGTTTATCGAAGATCTTAGCAGTATCGTCTGGCAGCCTATCCCTAACGTCATTTTTGACCCCTTTTCGTGTATTTTCAAACCTAGCTGCCGTTACGCTTGTTTTAGGATCACCCTTCTTAGTGAAAGCCTTTTCCTTAAAGTTAATCCCGTACTCTCGAGATAACCGATTAGCTTCTAGCACCGTAAGGCCAGTGGTTTCAGCTTGATCTCTTAATGCCTGAATTCTAGTTAAATCCTCAATAGCGTCAATGTCGTCGTATAACTCCTCTAAATTGTCTAAAGCATTTTTTGTATGATTAGCACTCGCTGTGCGTCCACCTACTGTAGCTGTCCTCTCAAAATCACCCAATAATTTCGTATCAGGAAACTGTGATAAGTAATCGTCCATTTCAGCAGCCACTAAGCCAACCTTGTTCCTAGTCCCCACTTTCAAATCCTTATAAGTGTCTATACCGTCAACGTCAATAGTTGATAATGCTTTTGTACCTCTTGCAATATCGTCTGGCTCACCTTGTAGTATCTGCGCAACAGCCTTATCTACGTTGTCAACAACTCTGTCAGTTCTGGCCGCATGTGTCCTTTTAGCCTGATCGCTTAACCCCTCAACTCCTTCTCGGACAATCCTAATTGTTTCAGTTTTAGCCGCCTCTGGCGTCCCTTTTAGGGTAGCAGCTATGGCTTTACTGAAGCCAGTCCTCCTAAGCGCTTCAAAGCCAGCGCCTACAAGTGCTGCGTCAGCAGGAACGAAAGCCGCCCTAATAGACTGGAAAAAGTTTTCAGCATCAGCTCTAAACCCTGGGTCCTCTAAAGCTACCTCTATTGGCTCAAACATTCTATCTTGTAAGTTTTGTATGTTCTCCTCCCCTACCTGCTCGGTTATTAAGTTTTGCAAGGGCTTCGTTAAGAAGTCTTGAACGGTGTTGATATCCCGTAATGTCTCTGCCGCATCCTCCGCCACCTTTTTAACTGGGGGTGTTAGTGTTTCAACTACAGGCTCTATAACTGGCTCACCAGCTCCTCCAACAAAGGCTGCGGTAGGCAAGAACATTTTTTGCGTTTCAATCCCTAATTGTCTAATGAAACCACCGAGCGCCCCGAACTCTCCAGCCGCTCGTCTTTGTTCAATATTCTGTTCACGCTCCGTAATAGCCGCAGATTCCTCTTTAATATTTTCTACCCCACGACCAACTGCCCGACTAAATATATTACCTGGCTTATCGAACTGCTGGCTCTCGGCCATAATATCCTTAGTACTGCGACCAATTAATGCCTTTTCTTTCTCGGTTATGCGTCCTGGGGATAACCCTTCGCCCTTACCTAAAGATACAGCCGCAGAGATCGAACTCTGTGCTGGCATGATTACAGCACTTTTATACTGGGGGTATTTAGCGACTATCTTTTCTGTTAATTCTATATCGTCCATACCCTGATACTGTGGGTATTTTTCTTTAATCTTAGCCGCGAATTCTTGTACTGTTGCCATATTATTTTTTGTTAATGTCTAGTGGGTCCTCGGTATCAGAGGATATCCCTAATTCAAGCGGGTCAGAATCGCCAAGCAGACCAACTTCTTGGATCTTATCTATTTTTGAATTTAGCCTGTCGATAACATTTTGTGCTGATATCTTCGCTGCCTCGTCCGACTGGTTTAAGTTTGGCATTAGGCTTAAATAAAACTCGCGATCTGCATCCGATATTCGCCCCTTCTCAAATAAACGAGTAATCTGCATGCCAACTATCTTCGCCTGTGTATCGAAAGCGGCTATCTCAGGGACACGTTCCTTTGAGGCAATCAGTGTTGAGAATCTTCCCTCTATCGATCCTTTATGGCCACTCGGAACCTTGTCAAGTGCTGACAATACGGCCTGTAGCCCGTCCTGAATTGACTCAACCTCATGCTTCATTTCTCCCGTTATGGCCGATTTAAACCCTATCGAATTTAACTCAGGCGCAAGTTCAGCTCTCTGCGTAGGAGTTAAATCCTTTAATGTAAGTACTCCGTCAACAACAGACTGGGCTAATGGTGATAATTCTCCCGAAGTAGCTTGTAAATTCTTTAGATATGGCTCAGGATCAATCGTCTGTCCATTTTCTATAATTCTGTAGTCTAAATGCGTTCCGTCACCTCCAGTCGTACTGAATGAAAACCCTGTATTTCCCTGTTTACCGAGAACCTCTCCCGAAACTATCCCAACAGTTTTTGTTTTGTCTAGCACGCCGTCTTCTCCAAATAAGTCGAATAAATCAACACTACTCAGGTGTGAGTACCTATGTATTCTTCCGTCGTTATCTACGACCTCAATTGAGTTACCCCAGCCAGTACCCTGGCCATTATCTATGGAAAATATACTAGCCACCCCACCAGCGACTGCTCTAACATCAGCGTTTTGCCCCCCTGGCAATACGATATCTATTCCTCCATGCGTGCCTGGAGGAGTAGTTGAGCCTACGCTGTATTCGATTGGAGTATTGAAACTTTGGGTTGGCTTAAGACTAGCATATTCGCTTGCTACACTAGCGTCTCCATACCCAAACGCGTCCTTACCCTCTCTCAGCTTAGCTTCAATCTCGCGTCTTCTAGCGTCGTCAAGTGGTGACAAAGCGTTTGGCGCGATATTTGAAAGTCGCTTGAAATCAAGAATGTCCTGATTAGTTACTCCTGCCATTCCCCCGTTCTTCAGCATATTTAAGAAATTCCAATCCTTTTGAGCTGTAGTGGCGCCCTGCAACGTATTATTTAATTCTGCCTGTATTTTCAGATTGTCTAATTTTGCTTTCTCCACAGCCTGCTCGTCTCCTATGGCCTCCGCAGCAGCGATACGAACCGAATTAGCGTGAAACGCTCTGCCCATCATCGGATTTAACCCGACTTCTGCAAACGATGCAGCAATATCCTCCGCCTGCATACCAGCAATAGTACCCGCTCCAAGAGTATCCAAGGTCGCAATAGTACTTTCCTGTAGTTTGATCGCCTGATTATTCGCCGCAGTTTGAGCGTTGAGTAGGTCAGTCTGTGACTTTTCAATAGCCATTTCTGCCCGTCCTAAAGCTGCACTCGCAAGATCGATCAAATCTTTATCCTTACTTTTCTTTGCTCTCTCCAGATCCTCCATTGCCCGCAATCTATTCGCCTGACTTTGCTCGAAACTTAGCACTGACTTACGCACGTTTTGTTGTAATGTTTTCTCGAATACGTCTAAAGCAAATGGCGCACTTTGACTCATCGGCCCTTCTCTGTCTTGGGCTAGAGCTGCGCTTGCTGCACCTGCGCTCCCCTCTGCCGATACTTTAACCTGGTGCAACGCAATACTATCCGCTTCAGCCTGCCGCGCGATATCTTCAGATAAATGTTTCTTTTTACGTCGGAATTCTTCCTCTGCCTGTCGTACTAATTGAGCGTAAGTTTCAGGTTGTCGATCGATGTCTATTCCTTGCTCCCTTGCTAGCTCCCTTGCCCGTATATCAAATTCGCTAAACAGCCCACGATTCACTAGCTCTGAGTCTGTCGCGTCCCTATCACTACCTATCCCGTCTAAAAACTCGTCAAGACTCCCATGTTCTCCACTTGAAGATCCACTACCGAATAAATCTGATCCCGAAGAGATAAGCTTTCCGAACTGGTCTATTGGGTTACCTTGCTTGTCTGTTAGCTTGCCGCTCTTAGATATAAAGAAATCAAAAGGAGAATTCCTAGACGCCCGCTTAAACCCTTCAATATCATTAACGAATACTGCTCCAGTATCATCAGTCGTGAATACAAAGTCGTCCGCATAACTAAAATCCTGCCCCCCTGGAGCTTTAAATGTATCTACTGGCGCTGGAGTAGGCGCGGTGACAGTAGGCTTCGTCGTAGTAGTTACAGGCTTAGTTGTAGTCGTTTTAGGTGTAGTGGTCGTTGGCTTTGGGCCACTAGCAGCACCGAGCTTATCCAAAGTAGCTAACTCCTTTCGACTTTGGTCGATTACGCCCATTTGCTTTTTAACGTGCGCTTTGGCTCCCTTGACTGCTTTACCAGAACCTATAGCGCTAGTTGCAACTTTAGCTCTAGCCTTTGCGAGCTTTGCCCTATTCCTGGCTCGTTTTGCTTTCAAATCTCTTTCTGCTTGTGTTGGCATGTTTTAATTAATTAGAATCTTAGTTTATCCGATCATTGTTAGGATTATCTCGTTACCCCCAGAGCTATTCGTATTACTTACGGTGAATCCTACATCTGTAGTAGCTGTACCTGTACCAGTATTCAGTGTGCCCGCTCCATCTCCTCGGTCACAGTCATACAAGAATGGCTCACCTGTAACCGAGTTCGCACTGAAGTATTCGTCAATTCCAATATTGTAATATCCAGTACCTTGGCCACCCCAATATTGCCCTGCTCCTGCCGTACCATTATTGCAGTACACTTCGTTTGGCCTAAACCAAGTAATGATTGGATAAGTTGTTGTTGCGCTAACATTTTGTGTTGCCCACGTCTTCTTCTCCCCTAATCTTATCGCTAAATTCGTAGTATTATATGCTCGCCCAATTTTATATCTCATCGTTCCGTTAGAACCTGTAGGGGTAGGTGGACTATCAGTGACTTCACCTGCTGTAGCACTTATATAATAATCTTTCCCTGGCTCTAGCCCCGTTAGTCCGTCGTAAAGTTTAGTTGATATATTCACGCTCGCACCTGCCGATACTGTCGATTCTGCAAATCCTACGAATCCCCATGTTCTTCCACCGAAGTTAGCATCCGTTGGGACTACTACCATACCAAGTAATTTAACTTGCGAATTAAACCAAAAGAATGGGGTTAAAGTTGTTGACGAATTCCCCCATGTAGCTGCGTCTAAATCGTAGATCAATCTAGTGAAAGTAAAATAGTTTTCGTCATACGTACTGTTGTCCCCAAGTCTTAAGTAATTAGTGTTGTCTGTCCCGTTTACCTCGAACACAATCCAATAAGTCGTCCCTGCTGTTAGAGTAGGCGAGGCAGCCCATGTAGCTGTTCTAGTTCCGTATGTAGTATTCCACGTTCTTTGCGTAGCCTGAGTGATCGCATTGGCGCTTCCGTTTGCAATCGGTGTACCGTCTGGCTCGCCAGCATTGTCCCCTTGGATAGAAATATCTAAATCCCCCAACGTGGTTGCGCCATTCACCGATTCTTTTGCTCTGAACTGCATTGTAGTTAATGTTGAGGTTGTTTCAGAAGGAGTAATTTTAATTGCATATGCCCTTAAAGCATTTGTTTGCCCTAAAACTAAATCACCTTCTGTCAATTGAGCAAAATATTCTACCTCGATTGGCAGTAAACAAACTGCGTCATCCTCAGTAATAGACTCTCCAGCGGTAAAAGAAATCGCCGTATCTGAATGTGTATGCAATGCGTCTGCGTTACTTGCAGCTCCTGCCGTTAAAGTATCAAGATTCGCCTGTGTTACATTAGCTGAAATCCCTGATAACGCTTGATCTACCTCTGTGGCTGTAGCCGTTACGTCGTCAATCATATCCGCTAACCCTCCACTTGCGCTCAACTCTAGTCTCTCATCACCTCCAGGGCTAGTTATAGTCTTAGCCATGGTGTCTGCATCAACCGTAATCTTTGTATCTAAATACCCTGGCGTTGTATCTGCTGCGCTTACTTCAATTAAGTTACTAGCCGAAACCGAATCTATATTCACCCATGCAGCACCGTCGTTAGAATACTGAGCTTTACCTGTACCAGCGTCCTTTCTCAAGAATCCAACAGTTGAAGTCAAAGCTGCTTCAATCGTTACGTCAGTGTCAGTTTCGTCACCTAAAGTCAATGTAGTCCCACCAGAAGCCATGCTACCTGTACCCTGAATCCAATCCATAATTATATTATTATGAGTTGAACTAGCTGGGCAGAATACCGCTGACCCTTGCTCATGTTCAGCTCTGTAATCATCCCCTCCTGTAGCAGTGTAGTCGATTGATCCTCCACCAGTGTTAATACCTCGGATTACACCCGTAGCAGTTAATCCGTCTGCACTCATACCCGCAGCAGGGATATAGCAAACTTCTGTGAACCCTGCCTTGTTTCGGACAGCGAATAAGAAATCTCCTGTTAACTTAGCCCCCGCACTGTCTAAGGGCGCAGAGCTAAATGTAGCCGTTTGCGCTGTTGCCGAATCTTCTAGCGGACTAGTTAGTGTCGGGTTGGGCGCGCTTGGCGTCCCCCATAGAAATAGTTGTAATTGTGGTACAGCCGTAGCATCACTCATATTATGTGTGTGTTATATTATATGTCAATACCTTCTCTATAGGCCATTTAAGCCCATAGTATCGCTGCGCTAGGGTACTCCTGTTAACTCCTAGTTCACGCGCCCATGCAGGCAAGGTCTGTTTTTTACCGTTAAATCGGAAGTATTTATTATCGCTTCTGTTGTTGCTTTGTTCTCGCGGCGTGCTCCATTTGCAGTTCGCTGGGCAATAATTGCCATCGTTATCAACACGGTCTAGCTGCAGTCCTTTCTTGTAGTCATTGAGCATATCTTGTTCGAAAACTTTGTAATCTTTCCATGCGCTACAATATGTGATGCCGCGACCACCGTATCGATTATATCGAGGGTTGTTCGGATTATCGCAACGAGCCTTCATGCCAGCCCATACCATATATAACGCTGGCTTAGGATATTTCTTGCTTCTGTCTTTACTAAAATAATGGCATTTCTTGCAAGAAGAATCTATCCGTCCAGTTTTCTTGTCTTTACAGTAGAATTCAGACACGGCTTTATCCGTTTCACATTTCTTGCATTTTTTCATTTCTGCCATAGTTTATTGTTTAGATTATACTTTAGTTAGCTTTCTTCTTCTTGCTAGTGGACCTCGTTTAGCCGCCACGCTAAACCAGTTAATCTCATGTTGACTTGTGTCCGAAGCTGAAAAATTCACTCTTAGTCGTAACACTCTTTTAATACCTGTCATTGCTCCGTCAAAGCTTTCAATAAGTTCACTTGAGTCTAAATCACCGTCATAAGCTCCTGCGTCGTAGGCCATTGCGTCATATCCTTTGCCACTACCCAAGGCTACCTGTGCGCTCCATGTATACTGCATCCTGTTGCTCGCATATCGCCCTGTACGGTCATAAACGTTAAAACTGACAGTGATAGGCGCTCCAGAAGTTAAGAATCCCTGAACGTAAAATTTGCCTATATCCTTTAATTCTTCTAAAGATCCTAACTGCATTTCTTGTTCAAATTCAGTACCAATCGAAAGCCCGTCGTCGTCGTATCCGACAAAACAAGTATACACCGCTCCGTCTACTGCGCTGCCTGCATAAATTGTCCCGTCGTCGTTGAGCCATCGGTTGAATGTCCAACCTGAGAATTCTGACATAGCTTTCGTTTCAACATTATAAGCGATTACGGCATTATTAGTCGTAGAATCATCACCGTATGTAAGTAACACTAAATTTTGTCTTTCGTCGTAAACTATATCCGTATTCGTAAACGTAGCATCTGCAAAGTAGTCTGGGCCTAATAGTTTAGTTATAAGGCCTTCTTGGTCTGAGAATGGTATATTGGGCTGTCCGATAGAAGAAAGCGCCCACAGGCCAGCCTCGTTCATATAAACAAGTCCTATGTCTGTTGCAATCGCTCCCGAAGCTCCCCCGAAATCTCTACGACTCATTTGAAATACCTCTACTTTAGTCAGCGTGCCAGCCGAATCAATAGTATTAATGAAAAATGCAAATTTACCCTTATCTCCAAAAACCACAATATTCTCTCCCAGAGCTTCGATTGCGTTAATGTTTCCAATAAACCTATCGTTTACACCTCCTGCGTCGTCCGCAGTCGCTGAAGTTGTCCAGTCAGTAAAAGGTGGGTTAGTCCCGTCGTCAATAGCGCAATACTTAACCTCTCCCTGCGTATCTGAGTTTGTGAATAATCTAGCGTTGATCACCTTCATTACCGTGCATGGGCTTGAATCTGTAACCTCAGACGCTGTCCAGTCTACCGTCCCGTCAACGTCTGCTGATCCACCGCTCGGATCAGTAATAACCTCGCCATCCGAAAAAGTCCCTGAGATATTCCCTAAAGTTAGCGTTCCAGTTACTCCTGAATCGTTATCCTCAAGGATTATCGCTGTGGCTCCGCTTGTGCCGCCAGTTACAATGTCTCCCGCTGTGAAGTTACCTGTCTGAGCGTCATAATCTAAAGTTCTTGATATTCTAAATATCTTCTCAATCCCATTACTTGCGAAGAAGTAATCGCCGTATCTAACACCTATTAAAGCGTCGGAATCCGTAAAATCTGCTTTAATACTAGTCACTGCGTCCGCTGAAACTGAATAAGCAGCAACCGTCGTACCGTAGCCAAAAATAAATAAATCTGAATCGTATCTTTCAATAAATGTAATAGGATCAGTCCCGCCTACCGTAAATAGCTCCTCAATCCCTTTTCTTTTCTTTAACCGTCCCTGAGCGTCAGTTATGTAGTTAACCATTTTAAAAGCCAACTCAGGCTGAAGAAGCTGCGGCAAATCCCTTAAATCTAAACCGCTAGTCGGTGTTAAACTACGAGCCTGCGTTCGTGTTGCCCCTCCCTTTGACTGGATAGCCGTGTATGGCATTAGTAGTAATGGTTAAAAGAAGGTATTGAGTACACGCCCCCTGTTCGTTTTATATTTCTTGCTAATTCGTCTAAGGCACGGGTAAATCTAGCGTCAGAAAAACTTTCAGCGCCGACTTCTTCGTCCCATTGAGTATAAAGTGTATCCAAAGCATAAATCACATACTGGAGATATTCGTCAGGGATAATTTCTAATCCTCCCGAAGTCCCTTCAACAGTTAGGTAATCAGTAATAGCAGTTAAAGCGGTGATATTCTTGATATACCGCATTTTTAGCGTCTTTGAAGTCCCGTCAAATCCTGTAAATACCACATTGCCTTGCTCAAAGTAAAACCCTTGATCCCTGCGTCCGTGACCTGTTTGCGTTATCTCTTTGCTTGTATCGTCGCCTGAATCGTCAACCTCATAGATCCCACACCCTAAAGGCTGCATACTATCGAAATCTGCTGGCAAAGCCTGTGAACTCGGTGAACTTGAAACCGTATAACTTGACTCCTCGATAAATCTATCAGGATCAATCCCTTGTAAATATCGGTAGGCGAACTTATTTAAGAAATCGCACCATTCGATAAACTGAGTGTTGTCGACGTCTGAAATATCGTGCTTGTAGCGAGCAAAACTATCTTTCGCTGTTTGTAACTGAATTGCCATAATATTTTTTTATTATCCTAATGTATAACCGTCCCCACCGAGAATAAACCATGAAGTCCCTCCCCATAGCAAAGTCACTGCTCCTTTAAGAGCCAGTTGCAGCCCCGCTGCGTCGTGAAGGAAATTTGTAATATTTACGTCTGTAGCTCCAGCTCCTGTGATATGCAATAAAATCTTCATTTGGCCGCTCTGTGAGCCGTCACCTAGAGTGTTAGCCGTACCGTTACCTGTGAATATCGTAGTCCCCACTTCAGGATCACATGCTGTTGTGTCGGAAATAGTCTCAGACGCAATATTAAATGCAACTGTGCCGCCTGGCTGGAAGATAATATGCGGAGCACCTACGTCTGCATTTGTCAAAAAGAGTAACTCAATATCGTCGTCAAAGGCTTCGATTGAAGATACACCTGTGCCGCCGTCTGCTGACAACAATATCCCACCTTCAGAACCAGCTCCGTCTGCTACAGTGAAACTAAGAAGGCCTATTTCTGAGCCTGCGGTTGTATCGTCTATTTCACCGTAAATAGTTGCGTATGTAGATTGCGCTGTCCCATCATCGTTCCCGTCGAAAGAAATAAATCCCGCCACATCCTCTGACGCTGGACTAGCGCTGTTTTGGAATAGCGTTAGACCAAAACCTGTGTCGCCATCATTATGATTAGTGAAAGTTGCAGCCCCAAAACCAGACGTATCAAAAACCGCCACATCATCACCATCTACCTGCTCAATTAAAAGAGCATTTGCATTATCTGTTTGTATCGTAATTGGCCCCTCAGCCGTTCCCCCTTGGCTTAGTGTACTTCTATGAAATCCCATGTTTAAGAGTTGTTAAATGCTCGAACTTGAATTGTTACATCACCTGCTGCACGAGCTGTCACGTTAAAGTTGATCCAGTTCATTGCGTCAGTGTTGACCATGTAATAATGAACAGCGTCAGATCCTGCGTAAACTACCCCTGTATCACCAGCTACGATAGTGCCGTCGTCTAATAACTGAATACCTATGTAATCCCAGTCATTATCCACTGCCGCCGCAGAACCCCAAGTAGGTTCTTCATTAGCGATTGACCCTTGGCACTTAGCCGTTAGGTTAGCCGAATTGTCACTTCTTACCGAAAGTAAAATATGTTGATAAGGCGCTACATTAACTCCTGTACCCACCCCCGTTGCTCCCGCTGCACTAAGTATTGATTGCAGCTTGGTTGCACTTCTTGTTTCAGCCATTTTGAGAGAATTAAATTATATCCCCCCATTCTTTTATATTATACCACGTTTCGTGGCTTTAATAAATTAAATTACATTGAACGTGGTTGTTAGATATAAATTACTGGAAGAATAAAAATAATATCCCGTTAGCTGTCGTTGTGACTGCTGCAATTACACCTGAAAAGAATGCAATCGTCCTTACCCTCCATATTGATAATCCTGCTACAGAGCCTTTAAGTTCGTTAATATCTTCTTTCACAATATCCATGTCAGCCTTTAGGTGTCCTAAATTGTAGTCTATTGAGCCGTTCGCCATAATGATAAATAAAAATTAAATTATTCTTGCCACGTCTTCAGCTGATATATCAATACCAACCTTCTGAGGTTTCATAGGTTAATATTAGGGACTCACCGTCTGCTAGTGTGAGATTAGCGTTCACCCCTATCAAAAGCTCGGCCCCATTAGGTGCTAGAGTTAAATTATTAGCCGAAGTACCACAGTTAATTATTTTATAAGTCTGTCCGTCTACACCTGCTGGTAGAGTTGCCGTAAACGCTCCTCCGTCAGTATCGCAAAACACTGCATAATCCGACCCTAGAACCACATAAGTGTTTGTAACTCTTGTTGTAGTCAACCTCATACCTCCAGTTAATACAGTTGTACCGTTAATAAGCAACTCATTAAATGGATTTATTACTACGTCTCCGCTTGTCGTGTTCGCAAGAACTACGTCGGCTGAATCGAAAGTGATACCAGTGTCTTCAGTTGAAAGCGGCATGTATCTCTGTACTAGGGTATCTGATACTGAAACAGCTCTACTGTTACTAATATAGTCAGTCTCGAAATCAAATGCGTATAACGCTGTAGCCGTAGCCGTAGCTGAATTGACGAAATGAGCTCCCCTATATGTACCAAATGATCCAATTCCTAGATTATCATGCTTGAATCTCGCACCTGTTCCTGTCGTCATGTTACCCGCAGTACCGAATACTCCTATTATATGATTAAACTCGGCTCCAAGTCCTTCAGTGATTGTTCCTGAACCAATACTTGTACTGTTGAAATATAGCCCCGCTACACCAGCTACCGTACCAGTCCCCATGAATACAGCCTCAAAAATACCACCTGTTAATGAGTCGCCAGCATGTGTCAGGTCGTCGTTATCATAATAAACAATCGACGAAACAAGTCCCCTATGTGATTGAGCGTTGTTTGCTGTAGTTGTTACTGTAGTTTGGAAATCAAATGCGTTCGTTGCAGCAGCAACGTCAGTTAATGTAGCGTTAGCGTCAATCTTTCCCACTACAAAATCTCCATCATTATCAATACTAGCTACAATAGTATCATCATCTTGTCGCCATTCAGTTAGCTTTTCAGTTTGAGTAGAATGACCCTGAATCATTAAAGCAGTATCATCAGTTAAAGATTCAACATGTAATAAAGCACTAGCTACCTCATTCACATCACCGATCTTTACCAGACCACTGGATTCTATTTTTATTCTTTGAGTAGCATTAGTTAGAATTGCAAAGTCATGGTTAGATTGTGTTCCAAACGTAGCAAACGCAGCTTGTGCCTGAAATAATAATTCTGCACCACCATCAAACTCAACACTAAATGTAGTATTAGTACCACTGTCAGACCACACATCTAGCTCCCAGTCATTTCTTGGAGCAATGTTGATTCCAATCCCTTCGTCGCCATATCGTATCTGTGATGGCGTTCTCCATGAATTTGATCTGAAGTTACTCATTTCTTTTTAGGGTTAGGGTTTTTAGGTTTCAGCTTGAGCTTATCGTAGCCGTCTTTGTCTTTAAATTTCTTCTTTACTCTATCGTCGTACCAACGCTTCAATTCTTTTTTCGGCCCCCGTACTGTGATCCTAATCGTGTCACCGTCTGGTACCTGCTCGATTCTCATGCGTGGCTCATTTGTCTCAATGAACGAAATGTCCAAAGTGTTCTTGCTGCCTTCAATTTTTTCAGTAATCCTCATAATGTATATTCAGCTCCATAAAGAGTAAAAGTAAGTGCGTCGTTAGTGTCTGTTCTAACGGCTACATTTCCGCTGTCGTCGTCCATACCAATGTGAAGAGGGATAATGTCCGTTGCGTTCGCTGAGAGCGTTACGTCGTAAAGTAAGGCCGTAGTCTCGTCATACGTAGTACCGTCGTCGTCGTGAAAGATTCTATAATCCGCTGCGCCCGCTGTTTGATTACAGACCACTAAAGTCTTAACGTCCGTGTTCACCCCCGAAGCTGGGCTGTAGATACTTGCAGCCGTTGTATTGGCTGGTCGTAGTTGTCCTAGTTGTTTGATTGTGAAACCTGTGGTCATAATTATCGATTAAAGTATGCTATTTTTTGAGTGAGAATCATATTTGCGTCATATCCGCCTATTTCGTACACAACGTCTCCTCCTGCCATTAAGCCTGTATCGTCGTATCCTGTGTCGTTAAATCCAAATTTACCCTTATTATTTACATTCGTTAAGGTCATACCTACTGAACTATCGTCCGACCAATAGGCTTGCCCTACTCTGAAATTTAAGAATACATAATCAAAGTCGTCAATCGTCCAAGCAGTCCCTCCTAAGAAGAATGTCTGACAGCTACCTCCTGATATAAAGACAAACGCACTATTCGTTACTGGAGCCGCCTTATTCCCGTCTGCAATAATGTCACCTCCAGTGAAAAGGTCACTATCTAACAAGAAGAAGCATTGAGGGCCTGTAGTCTTGAAAGTAATGTTCAGGTCATACCCTGTCGAAAGGGCTACCCGACACCTGTTCTGAGCGTTTACGAATCTGTCTACGTTAGTTGCGACAATATCGTCGCTGATTATTACTTTACAAAAATCGGATACAACTGTCATCCATCCGAGATAGAAAGCCGTGGTGCCGTTATAGGTCGTATTAAATACCCCGTTGTCGAAATATAAGATATTAGCATAGTTAACTCCACTCACAGCCTGCCCCATGTCCTCGAAAATACATCCACCAATTGATACCGCTGCATTCTCTACTCGTACACCTCGGAAATAATCTTCAAACTGGATACCCTCTATCACCAATAAGGCTGAATTATTCTCATGCGTAAACGCTACATGTGTCTCAACCAAGCTTAAATCACCTGTAAGCACTATATCACTAGGAGTTGTTCTATCCCCTAAAATTAGGATCTCTCCTATAGCGTACTTCGGGACTACAACATTCGGTTCGTGGTAAGTACCAGCCGCTACATTGACTACCGTTTGCGTATCGCTGGCTTGATACCCTGCTATATTCACACCTTTTTGGATTGTTTTAAATGCTGTACCACTTGTTCTGCCATCGTTACTATCTGATCCTGTTGCTCCATTGACATATAAGTTTCTAGTTGTTTGTGAAGCAGTAAATACTGGAGCTCCGTTTTCGGTCAATTCGCCGTTAATCTCAGCGTCGCCTGTTACCGTTAGATCGGTAAATGTTGCTGGAAGCCCCCCTCCTAAATAATCTGGTTCAAATGACACGTTTTATAAATTAGTAAATCCTTGTACTTTCACTGTCACATTACCCGCAACATAACTAGAAACCTCGAAGTTCACCCACCGCATACCGTCTAAGTTAATCATAAAGTTTTCAACTGCGTCCGTTCCTGAATAAACAAATCCTGTATCACCTGCAATGCCCGTAGCTGCGTTATAGTTCCAAACATGGATATAGTCCCATACGTTAGTAGAACTCGCCGTAGAGCTAAAATCTGGGGCTTCTTCTTCCATACTAGCCTGGACTTTGACCGTAAGATCACCACTGCTAGCTGTTGAAATATACCCGACTATATGTCTGAATTCTGTTACCCCGAATGTATCTCCTACACCGTTAGCTGCTTTAGCGTTTAGGATTGTCGTTAATTTACTTGTACTTCTTATTTGTGTCATATTGAGGTTTTAATCTTCATTGAACCCCTCCGAAGAGGGGCTCTAGAAAACTATTTCTTTTTCTTAGGAGGTTCCTCTACGGGAATCTCCTTATCAAACTTAGATTTGAGAGCATGGTATTGCTCTTTTTCTAGGTCTTCAGCGTTCAACGGATTTTGTAGAAGTTTTACAACTCCTAGTAGATCCTCTGCTGATTGCACACCTGCAATCTGAGTCCGATTTAGAGCTCTGAGTAGGTAATCTACTACAGCGCTACCTAGTTCGTACTTCAATTTCATAGTGAAATTAGTTAAATGAAATTAGTTAATTGATTAAGCAACTGCGGCTGCTCCACCTAATCCAAGTACATACCAACCACCTGTGCTGGAATATACTAGATCGCATGAATCACCTAAGTCGTTAAGAGTGATAGTTGAACCTCCTGCAAAAGTTGTAGGAGTGATAACTGCTGTGTCTCCACCTGCTCCTTCAGCAACGTATACAACGCAAAGTCTTTGACCCGCCGTACCGTTAGCTAGAGTAAGTGCGTCACCTGTACCAGTAGTAGTCACTTCGTGAACACCACTAGTAATAGCTACTGCACCTGCTCCTGAAGAAGAAGTGATATCTGAAAAGACAACACCGCCACTTAAGATCACGCTACTTGAGCCCCCTGGAATTAGGTAAATATCACCTGATGAGTCTGTATCTATTTTTAGATCATCGCCAGCGTTAACAGCTGAGATTAACACTTCTGTACCTTCTCTAAGAACAGCCAACCAGTTAGATGCTGAACCTGATTGGTCTTGTCCCCCAATTGCAAAAGCACCCAGTTCTGCACCACCTGTCGGATCTGCGAGCATACCGCTTAATGTTACATAGTCAGTAACATTGCCACCGTCATCTTTTCCTCTGAAGGTGATAACACCTACAGAATCCATTACAGCTGGTGAAGCTGAGTTTTGGTAAAGGACTAGTCCTGCTCCTGTCACTCCTGCTTCTGTACTAGTAGAAATAATGCTACCAGTACCTTTAGGGTTGATATTTACGTCTACGTTAGTGTCGTCACCAGTAGCCGCTAAGATTGGTCCGCTACCTGTAGCTGCGCTTGAGATAGTTAATTCATTAACAGAAGTCGCTATTGAATCTAAGATTAAAACTTCTTCTGCTTCTGAGTTTACGAAATTGAAACCTGTATTGGCTTCACCTTCCGCAATGAATACAGGGCTTACACCTGTACCCGTGTTAGAAATGCCCACATGGTTTACAGCACTTGCCGTAACAGTAAATTCGAGCATTTCGTTACCACTGGAATCAACGATAGCGTCGCCGCTCTCGACCTCTAGGTCTCCAACGAAGTTACCACTTGAGTCGATAAGCTCATTGCCATCAGGGTCTACCATCCTTCCAACGATTTTGAGTCTTTTATTAGCCATAAAAAAATGTTGTTAAGGATTATACGTTATAAGGTACTTTGATAAGTCTGTCTGCGTCTCTTGTGAAGACTTTGTCACCATAAAGCTGGTGCAAGATGTGGTTATCACCAACCTGTTTAGATTCTGGTCGAACAAATAGCTTTGGCGCCATTTGCATAGCCATAGATACTGCTCCAACTCTTCCGAATAGAAGGCTTGAAGTTTCAGTACCCCAAGCATCTGTACCGTCAGTGAAAGTTTCTTCACCATCAATTTTACCAAATCCAGTAACAACTGAAGCGTCTGATCCCCATGCTGCCGCTGAACATTGAGCGTTCTGAAGTTTTCTTCTATTAGCAGTTGATAGTTCAAAGTAGTCAGTACCGTCACCAGTACCTGTACCATTGATAGCTAGAACAATGTTTGCTCCTGTCGCTGCTGCTGATCCTCCAATATCAATTTCGCCTGCTGCTGCGGGTGCTGCTTTGAATGTAAATGTTACTCCGTATAAAGTGAACGTATCGTCCGCTGTTGGGTTAGTAGCCATACCTAGAGTTTGGCTTGAAGGAAGATTGTTAGATACAAGTACATTGTATCCAGAATAGTCTCCTGTGTAACCATTTTTTAGAGTTGTGTCGCCAAGGTTGAATCCGTTAGCAACTACGTTTTGTTCTAGGAGTGCAAATCTTTCAGGATCAATAAGTGCGAATGATCGTCCTGGTCCAGCGTTTTGTCTGAATAGGTTAGAAGTCGCCTCAGTAAACATGTTTAGAATGTTTGTTGAGTTGATTGTCGTGAAACCTGAAATTGAGTTTGAAGCCCCAGTGATACCTGCGTTGATAACAGTCTGGTCAACTCTGTTAGCAAGCTGATATGCAGCTTGGAAAGCTAGAGCAGATTCGTACTCTGAAGTCGCTTGTTTGACTTGTGCAGGGTCGATGTGGAAAGTCACAACTTCTCTGTTGTCCAAGTCAAGAGTGTCGCTAGCAGACACAAAATCATCGATTGTTGCGTCGACCTGGGAACTGTAATTTTGGGCTCGAAGGTCAGTTATAGTTGGGAAATCAATTTGATCTCCGTTTGAAACGTCGACTGGTAATTGAGTTCTTGCGAATCTCATAGATACCAACATTTTGTTTCGGAACGCTTGTACTGTTCGTACAAACTTAGTCTGATTTAGGCTTGTTGTTGTATTAGCCATAATTAGTTATTGGTTATTAATATTTTTCCCCCAATAACTCACGGGGACTAGTATCCGAACAATCCATTAGTGTCTTTCATTGCCAGCTCTACGATCTCGTCGTCTTTGAGACTTTCAATATTGTCTAATGTTTTGTTTTCGGAACCGTCTGTATAATTACCAGGCTTAGGCAAAGTCATGGCTTTACGCCTTTCTTCTGTAGCCTGCTCCAGTACGTCTGGAACATTGGCAATTCTTACAGCTTTTTCAAGAGCCTTGCTGCGCGATAAACCTTCTTCAACTAAATCGTTAAATTCAGATTGAATAGTGATCTTTTGCTCATCGGATAGCTTTCGTGCAGTTAGAGCGGCGTGCATACTTTCATACGCTTGCTGTTCATTCTGTATCTTCAGCTTTTCTTCGAGCTTTGCGTCAACTAACGCTTCTAAATCCTCAGAGGACTTAGGTAATGCTTTTTTAAGATCGTCTTGCAACCAACCAGGCGCTTCGCCTAAATCAGCCTTTCCAGCGATAATTTTCGCTTTCCATGCTGATAGTTGATCTGCACGAGCTTCGTCAGCAGTGCGTTTGGACTCTTGGTCCGTGCTTTCTTCACTTTCAGAAGTGGCCTTCGGTTCAGCTTCTTCAGTGGTACTTGCGGCGTCTTCCTCGCCTTCAGCGACTTCTGTGGCTGCGAACAGCTCAGTAGAGTCGTGGTTTGAATCTGACATTGTTGTGAGTGTTAAAGAACAATGTGGAGATAAACTCCATTCTGCGTTAAAGAACAGGGGGGTGTGCTCTAACGCAGAGCGGAATCGACCTCTATTTCAAAGAACTGTCTAACCTTTCAATCTCTCTCTCCTGATAACAACTGTGGAAGAAATTACCTACGTCGGCCACTCCTTTCTGATAAGCAGCTAACTCAGTAGGTGTATAAGTATTACTCGTTACAAACTCGTGTAGTAGGTAAGCGGAGGCCACCATGAGATCCTCACCGTTAACATTCCAGAACTGGTGGAACTTAGCCACGGTAGGTTTGTCCCCAAGTATACCAACGCAGTAGCTTCTACCCTCTTTAGGATTTCGTAAATACTTCGTCAGGTATTTGAAATGTTTTATCATATAGCTGGTTGCTCTTGTAATCTACCTTTATTAACTAATTGGCGTTCAGTTTCTGCTGCTGCTGGAGCTTCTAAACTTTCGTCCACGCCCCCTGGCACTCCTTGAGCTGGACCCGCTGCCTGTTGAGCTTGGAATCCAAAATCTTCTAAGCTTAGGTCCCTATCGTTAATACTTGCGAATTGTTGAAGTAGCTTAAAGAACGCTGGCGATCCTGGTGGAGTAGCCTGCAAAGTCCTAACTATCTGGGCCTGTTGAAGTACATTACTAGGAATAGCGCCAGTACGAGCGTTAATTCTAACAAAGTATTCGTTGTCTTTTAATTCTTTAGCGATTAAACCAAATGGAACTGGTGGAACTTCTATCTCACCCCCTGCTTCTGTTTCAAGTTTCACGGTAGTTTGGATAGGAGTCTTACTGCTTGGCCTGACAAACGATTTAATAAAGTCCATAGTGATCTCTACGGCGAACTTACTTTCAGAAGCGTTGTACTCCATCATCTGTTTTACAAATGCACTTTGGCTCTCCTCTTCTGCTAGTACCTGAGTAGCCGTTACGTTGCCCCTGTCTAATTCGTCTAGGTTGATCCCTAGTCTGTTTAATTCACGGGTTAATTGCTCCCACATAGCTTGCCACTCTTGGAATAATCCTTGAGTGAGTAAAGTTTGTGAGCCAACTTGTGAAGCCCCTGGGTTGTTTGGATCGTATTCAACAGTAACAAACGCTTGCTGCCCTGCCGCTCTTTGCTTCTGAGCTAGTCCTAGTTTCTTGAAGAACTTGGCCTGCTCACCCTCTGGCATATTAACTAGCTGAATAGGATAAGTGTTTTCTGCTATATGTCCAACGGCTAGATTCATTAACTGCTGCGATAGTTTCGCTAAATCGTAGATCATTGAACCTACCCCGTGATTATAGAACCCTTCACTAGAAGGTTGGCAGAAGAAATGTAAAACTGGAATGTAAGGTTTACCCTTCATAATGAACGGATAATCGTCGCCCTTCTTCTCTTCGAGTAACGTACAATGGCTCCCTGCGAAAACAGCGTAAGCCTTGTTAGCTATGTCAAAATAATGAGCCACCTCGATAACTGCGTCTTCTGTAGCCTCTGTCTCCTGATCGTCGTCCCTAAATAGGTAATCGTTTACGCCCATGTTAGCTCTTGGGATTTGCCCCACACCAGCTTTCTTTTTCGCCTTCGGATACAACTGGAGAAACTCAGCCCATGAATAACTGAAGATAACAACCATTTTGCTCACCGAGCGTCCTTGCCCTCTCATAACTGTGCCAAACGGATCAATCCAAACATTAGTGTTATCCACTGGCATAAACTCAATCGGCATTACGTCCTTGCCTTTCTCAGTTGCACCTAGAAGTATAAAAGCGTCGCCAAATAAAACCTGATTAAAGAACGCTCCCTGCTTATCCCTTAAACTGCCGATATAGCCGCCCTGATCTAGAACGGTAGACACGCCTGCGGTCACTAACTTCTCAACCTCTGGCGGCCTATTAGATCCGTGAATCGTGAAGTCCAAAGGTTTCATTCTTGAGATAATCCTCCAGATAGCCTGTTGAAGCATTTTGGAGTTTATCTTTCTTGGACCGTTAGGCTCGTGTATCTCGAACCCAGCCTCAAACAAATCTTGTATCGACCTATTGTCTATGTCTTTCTGTACTTTCGCATTGTTAAAACGATCAATCACTTTTAAAGCAGTGATAACGGTTTTATTCTCCTTGTCGTCTCGTACATTCGTATTAACTTTAGGGTCGAGGGTTTCTAGCTCCGTCATATCAATTAGCTAAATTATAATCCCCCCAAACTAGAGTAATTATAACACAAATTTAGCTGTTCAACAATTTAATATCCTATTGCGCCCCCCAGCTTATCTATGATCTGATCGTCAGATTCGTTCAG